GGAGAAGGCAGCACCGTACCACAAGGGTCGAATACACGACGAAGGAAACCTTGTAGAAATACAGGGAGACCTCCTGACCGCCGGAAACCGGCGAACAGGCTGGAGTCGACCTTGCCTAGGTCAAGACTTTTTTGGAAGTCCTTTCCAAAGCGAGGTAGGGTAATCGTGAGAAACGACAACCCCTCGTGTTCGTACCGAGCCGTGAATGTATCTACATCACGGTCCGTGCTAGTGCAGCATCTGATGCCCAAATCATTGAGCATCACTTTCCAGAGCAACGTAAGGCTTTTCATAGTCCCCTTTTCATTAAAGGTAAGGCTATCCATAGCCAAGCAGAGCTCATAGGGACAGTAACTATGCTGACCGAAAGGTCAGCCACGCTCCTGCCTTAGTTCTCGTTTCCGAGAACCTTGGTGATGAGCGCGCCAGAAGAGGCCGAAAGCTGGGCGATAAACCCATCAATCACCTGCTTCTGCTCGGTCACCGTGTATCCTACCGGTGGGACGTCGAACACAACGTAGGCACTCATAGAGTACTTTGCGTTGAGCGTCGTCTGGAACGGATCTGCGGCCACCTTAGAGTGGTCGATCCGAAACATGTGACGGTTGCGCTTCCCGTTCTGATGGGAAACGATCTCCTTCACAAGTCCATCTGCTGACGTGAACTGACCCGACGTAAGCGTCGAACCAGTCCGCGGAAGCGAGATGGCCACCGCGTTGATAGTAACTGTCTGATCTGCGAGCGCCATTTGGCATTGCTCCTATATGATAATGAGCGGTCTTGCAAGTCCGCTCGGGTTGAAGGATTTTGCAGTACAAAACTGCAGAACCGTCTTCCGATCAGAATCGAGTGATTCCAATCGCAGCCAGGATGGCTTTCTGGTAATCTGAAAGACTACCATAAGTCAGCCCGAAGCCATAAGGTGTCGCCCTAAGTCGGCGCTTCTTGTGGACACGGATGCCCATACCAGGAATGTGCCTATTAGGTGCCGTCCGGTCATTAAATGAGTAACCGTCCGCGCTGACCACATAATCGGATGTAGTTTCTTCCATTATGTAGCCATACTGCAACACGACATTATCGTCTGACCACTTAGAAACATTGGTAATCAAGTCTCCAAGATTGAACTGCCAGTCGATAAGCCAGGTCCACGGGGCTAGATTATATAAAGTACTAATATCTAGTCCCAAGCCGTAGTCCCACCGCAATTTATCAGCGGCGGCACGGAGGCGTGACAAGGGTTCGAAGTCTTTCGGCAAATGCACCGCATAGGCTCCGCTAAACCAAACCTTCCTCACAGTATCTACTGTAAAGGGAGACCAGGTAGGACGGTCAACCGGCCCCGAAGGGCCGATCACGTACTTTTCGTTACTCCACGGAAAAACAGCCGTGAAGCCGAATTGGTCCGCTGAACCGTGACCCTCAGTCGTGGAAACTTTCTCATCCGGAAATCTGTACCTGCGTCTAATCATCTTCCCGTCATTTGCCAAAAGGCGATCAATGACAGAAAGACCCTTAGATTGGATCGCAACGAAATCTTTTAGATCACTTACCATTGGCTGTAAGCCAAAGGTGTGCTCCAAAAAGACATCGGAGGCCTCCTTAGTGGAGTGCGTTGCCGCCGATGCCCCCTTCTTGTTGAAACCTTTTACGATTTCTTCAAGACGAGCTTTCGTCAATTTACTAGCGAAAGGGATTCCATCCCTACGCAATTCGACTAGAAATTGGGACAGACTAGTGGGACTAATATCAGGCCTTGTTCTAGCAATCGCAGTGGTGCCGAAAGCTAGAAGCTCATTGTCGCTATGCGACAATGCTGGATACCTATTCGCTAAAGCTTGAATAGGTGTATCTTTGGTAATGTACCCCCATCCTTCAAACGCAGTTCCATAGGAACTGTGAATGGAGGGAATCATGGGAGCCTGGTAGAACCATTCTCGGCCATACCAGTCGACTATCGAAGATTGATAGACGGTCTTATCAAGGATACAACTCCAACGGGTGGTAGAAAATTCACCACCCATGTCAGGCTTGAGTCCCTTTCTGTAATCCTTAACAGAAGTCCAGAAAGGATGTCCCTCGGACACAGTAATCTGTGCGTCACAAAGTTCGGGGCCGCGATCAGTAGTAAACTTCTGAACGCGATCACCGTCCCAATCGTAGTAAGTCCGCAATGCCTCCGGTCGATAACCGGTTGGTATAGTTCGCATCCTAGTTTTGGATTTGAACGGGACTTCATCGATTCGTGACATGAGAAAACCTCTTATGGAAAGTGAGTGTGAATTTCACACCCAGGTTCTGCACTGCAAAGCGGCGGGGTCCCCTCGGGGTCCC